CTGACGCCTGGAATGACTTGTCGAGTTGTTTATTTAGGAAAGTTTGTTTTACTTAAAGGGAAGTATAAGGGCAAAGAGTCCCATGACTTTGAACTCTATGTAGACGATAGTAATGAGGCGGTACTAGCGCCTGAAGAAGACGTTGTACGCGCTGACACATCTTCACTTCCGGAGATGTCTATCTAATGGTACAACTTTCGCCTTCTTCGTTTGGGGAGTTTTCCTCATGCCAAAGAAAATACTTCTACCGTAAGGTTATGAAGTACGATAACGACCCGGATTTCCCAGAAGACAACGAACCGTTTCAAGTGGGTAAGGCGTTTCACCAAGTGTTAGAGAACCGTAAGCACCAGCTTTCTGGTCTTACACTTAAGGAAGTCGCCCTCGTAGCCGCCTCTGAAGGCATTGAAGACGAAGAAACCTGGGCTATGATTTACGCGATGCTTGGGGCCTATAAGAAAGTCTTCGATAAACAAGGTTTAAAGGTTGCTGGGTGTGAGGTTCAACTTACATCTGGAAATTTTATGGGGTTTGTTGACGTAGTTCTCCACGACGATTCTGGTAATTGGTGGATTGGAGACATGAAGACTGTAGGGGTTTGGAGTGACTCCACGATTCAAACCCTACCTAGTCACCCACAACTTAATCTCTACGCAAAACATAGAGAACTAGTTGCCTACGCTACCGGACTCGACGAGACTAAGTTTATGGGTGTGGCGTATCTTGCGACTACTAAATCTCGTTTGAAGAAGAAGGCGAAGGAGTCTTTAGAGGAGTTTATCGGTCGCTTGTCAGAGTCGGTGAAATCGGTATGGGTGTTTATACCTAACTCGGTTTTATTGATTAGAGAGGTTTCAGACTCCCATGCTTTAGCCGCAGGGTTTATAGACAGTTATAGCCGCGAAGAGTATGAAGGCAAGTTTGTTAGAAACTATGGAAACTGCATGGCTTATTTCAAACCCTGTCAGTTTTATAGTCGGTGTCATACTAGGCTTTTTACCGAAGATGTCAGAGTAAAGGTGGTTACAAGTGAGTCCAATTGAAGTTATGGCTAAGAAGGTTGTTAAGGCTCTAGGAGAAAAGACCATGCTAAGTCCTGAGACTCTAGATGCTGTAAAGGCTGAAGGGGTTGTTTACGAATGTCTTCTAGGGATGATAGAGCAAGTAAATAGCGTCCACATGACCCGCATCTCTGAAATCGAGTTATTGAAAAGGCTAGGAGACTTGCGACTATTTGAAAAGATGTTAAGGGAAAGCCAGATAGATAAGATCATGGGAAACATTGCCAGCTTGGACAAGTATTTTACGCAGAAGGTTGCCGAGTCTGACGGGTTTTCAGTTTCAGCAATGCACCTTCATGTAGTCAAGTCTAATGAACTCGTCGGAGTAGAAGTTGAATCTAGCGGAGATTGAACATTTAAACTTGTACCCGTTCCAGAGGTCGTCCGCGATCTTCCACGCACAAAGACGCTACTCAATGAACTGTAGTGAAATGGGGCTTGGAAAGTCGCGTATGGCTCTTGCGGCTGCAATCTTAGCAGGGGTGAGAGATGTCGCAGTCTTCGCCCCTGCTTTTCTCCGTAAAACGTGGGAGCATGAAGCGAAAGAATGTGGCGTTAAAATCACGTTCACTTCATACACCGTAGTACAAAATATTACTGAGATAGAGTGGCATGTTTTAGCCCATAAAAACTTTTGGATTTTTGACGAAGCGGCGTATCTAAAGAACCCTTTCGCCAAGAGAACCAAAGCACTTAACTACGCTTTAAGAACCTACAAACCTTCTTATTTAATTATGCTTACAGGGACTCCTATAAGGAATAAGGCGTTTGACTTTTGGACTCTTTTAGCCTATACAGATGCAAACCCAGTTCCAAATTTAGATGAGAAGAAGCTTGTAGGTCGCCTTAGAACGTACACCGGATTCGCGGATCACTTTTGCGAGTCTAGAGAGATAAGACTTCCTGGCAGGAAGCCTATCAAAAAGTACATGGGGCTCAGAGACGAGAGGACGGAGGAGCTTAAAACTCTCCTTCGGGGCAAGTACATTCGCCACACTATAGAGTCAGTGAATTTGCAGCTCCCGCCTCTCATCAATAAGGATATCTACTACGACCTACAGGAGACTCCTGGAATGGCCGAGGTATTCAAGTCCTATACGGAAGGACAGAAGGCGTCTCCTACGGGTAAGGAACAGTCAGCTAGGCTAAAGGTTCCTCATACGATAGCGTACATAGACTATCTTATGGAGAATGAGGGTATCAAGCAATGTGTCGTATTCACCGATCACGTCGCCCCAGCTAACGCTATTTCTGAAGGGACAAGACAGTATGGGTCGTATGCGATTACAGGTCAAACGGACGTTCAAGATAGGATGCTTGCGGTTGACCAGTTTCAACGGGGGAATATCAACGTCCTCGTATGTACGATTGGGAGCATGTCTGTGGGTGTTACTCTTACATCGGCACAGGATGTCATCTTTAATGATTTGTCGTGGGTACCAGCGGATAACATGCAAGCTCGAAAAAGGATTCATAGAATTGGACAATCTAAGAAGTGCCGCTGTCACCATATCATTTCCGGGCCTACAGACGCTTATATTAAAGCGATTTTAGATGAGAAAGAATTAACAATTAACAAAGTTTTAGAGGAGACAAAATGACGAAGGCAAGTAAAGCAAAAGTTACGAAAAAGGTTACGGCGAAGGCTGATAAGGCAGTAGCGAAAGTGTCGGCACTTAAGGCTATAGCCGGAGGGAAGACTGAAAATATCACTATTTCCAATAGAAATGTGACGAATCAACTATCAGAAGCGATGAAAATACTGTCGTCTTCAAGGGCGATGAAAGGTGAAGTAGCACTACGAGTGTTTCAACTCTGCAAAGAAGTCGACGCCCTAGCCGTTAGTTCTAGAACCGCTGTCGCCGATATCATGAAGGCCAACGCTAAGAACCCTGACGATTTAGACGGTAAATTTGAAGTTCATAACCAAGAGAAGTATATGGCAGATATTGATGCGTTTTTAGATAGGGTGACTACAACGCCGATTCGTAAATTTGCGTATACTGATTTTGCAAATGTCGGGCTATCGGCTGTAGACTATGCGGCACTAGAGTTTGTGTTGTCAGACCGTATCTAATGTGATAGTAGTTCTCTCGGAGCCGGTCATGCCAGCTTCGATTCTGTCCGTGGTATCCCCCAAATCGCGGAAAATTACCGTGGCGTCCCCCCCGCCAAGGGAAGTGATAGAGGTCTTACCGGCTGCAAATGCCGCTAAGACTTTTAAAATTTCACCGGCTGTGTAGCCGCTTTCGATTACAGAATCCCATGGGTCACTGCCGCCACCAGACGTATTAACTACTGTCGATGCCGCCGATTGAATTAAAAGGGTTTGGACTCCCGCGCTGTAGGCGATTGGGTCGCCTCCTGGCCCTCCGACAAGATTTCCTCCTGAGACTTTGGCAATGTAATTACCAGCTGGGAAATTAAGTTGCCAGTTTGCCAGTAATTCGACGGTGATGCCGACGAGGACGCCACCACCAAGATCTTGAAGTCCTGAAGCTGTTGCAATTTTGTCATATATAATCCCCTCCTGGGAGGCTTGCGCCTCCTTGATAGCGTTATATAGATCGATACAACTGACCGTAACAAAGCCTGAGTCAACATCTATGCTGCTCGTTACAAAATCGAATGTGAATGGCGCGACATAATAAGACACTGTAGACCTCTCTTAAACGTCCAGGACTCTTGATGCGTTTACGCTTGCGCCGCTTATGTTGACCGCAGTTAAGGTGTTGAAAGGGATAATCGGGGATGCACCTGTGCCTTGTCTAACGTCTACGCGAGCTGTAAAGTTTGAAGCGTAAATAAAATTTACACTCTCACTAGTCGATGCAGTTTGCTTGTCAATGAATGGCACAAACACGTCATCTGCTGTAACGATGTTAGATAGAAGTCCAGGACTCAAACCACTGAAAGTTGTACCAGAAAACGAACTATAAGTGTACCTATTACCTTTGATTCTAATAACACCGCTCGATGGAGTATCTGTCTTGATAGTCTCAACGGTAGAGATAGTTGTGGCTCCAGAAGTTGCTGCAATTGGTGTGTATTCGTCTTTCAAAATTTCACCGCTGCCATTATCGCGAGTTACGAGTACCCTATCACCTGACACTAGATTTCCTACTGTAATACCAATCAAAGTCGGTGGAGTCTGCACTGTACCGTCATGAGCAATGAGCTGATATTTAGTTGCTTCACCTGCAAGTACCCCTGTAATCCACCACCCTTGAGCGATGAAGAAACTCCCCCCTGCGAAAGTACCAAATGGTGCAGATGGTATCTCTGTGTATGCGGCATTTAATACTCTATAGCGCCACCCTGGGATAGAGTTAAGCGTAGCTGCTGAGTTTTCACGAGTGAGGTATTGGAGGTACTGATATGCCTCTTGCAAAGTACAAGATGAAGTTAGAGCGATAGTACCTTTGTAAAGTTTAGAACCGTTGCCGTTACCTAAGTCTTG